GTTGTAGGTGGTACAAAAGAAGTGAAACTATTAATGGAAAATTGGCGTAAGTTTCTAAATGAACAGGAAGAAGAAGCCACCCCACCCAAACCCAAAGCGATTTATATGGCTGGCGGTCCAGGTTCAGGAAAGTCAACAGTTCTAAAAGGTCTTGGACTTAAGGGAGAAATGCCTATTATTAATGCTGATGCGCAGTATGAAGCAGGGCTTAAAAGTGCTGGTCTATCTCTTGGCGGAAAACCAGAAGTTTATACAAGAATAAAAAAACTGCAAGCAGAACTAGAAACCAATCCCGATGATGAAGAAAAACAAGCAGAGTTGGCAAGCGAAAAAGAAAAAATGAGCCAATACGCAAAAATTTTTAACAAAGCCCAAGCCTCCAAGAAAGTTGACATAAAAAAATACAGTGATCCGGCTGACGGAGATTCTCAAAATTTTATTGTTGATGGCACAGCGGGCAACTATAAAGAAATGGTAAGAGAGAAAGAACGATTAGAGGCAAAAGGTTATGATGTTGCGATGGTTTTTGTTGATCTTGATATAGATACTGCCATTGAAAGAAATAGAGCAAGAGGCAAACCCGATCCCAAAACTGGTATACCTGGACGCCAACTACTAGACAGAGAACTTATATCTTCACACGAAGCAGTAAAGAAAAATAAAGAAGCGTATGAAAGTTTGTTTGGGAAAAACTTTTTCTATGTTAACGCAGCCGAAGACAAAATGGGTTCAGACATTTCCAAAATAAAACCAGGCGTTGATACATTTCTTTCTGCTGACCAGTTAGAAGAAGGTGATTGGCAAAAGGATGTAGTAATACCAAATTATAACAAACAACTCAAAAATGTTCTGCGTCACGGAGGAAACAAGACCAAAGCAAAACCTTTCGGGAAGAAGGCACGAATTGATTATCGTGGGAGTGCCCCTCCCAATACGTCGGGAGGATAATCGTGACAATCAAAAAGAAAGATGAAGAGATTGAATCTCTCAAACCAACTCCACCACCATCGCTTGCGCCACGAGGTATTAGATCGTTCACAGTTTATCGCGACGATGATGCGAGCGGAGTTTCAGGCACGGGTGTTGTTATCGAAGGCGTTAAGTTAGCAACAGGCCAAGCAGTCATTCATTGGCTTTATCCACCACCACGCGGTGGTATTGCTGTTTTTGATTCAATGGATGATTTTATTAAGGTTCATATTCTTCCCCATCCAGCAAACAAAACAATTATAACTTATGAAGATGGAGAACAGGAAACATTTTAATGAAACTCTTAATGGAAAATTGGCGAGGTTATTTGAGTGAAGATTGGCGCACAGAAACGGACTGGGAAAAGGGTGAAGAAAAAATAACACTTGGGGATGTTGACGATTATTTGGGAGATGAAACTGATGATATCAATGTTTTAGAACTCTCGCAACAAATACCGTCTTTACCAACACGCGGCGCAGAAAGAGTAGCAGCAGCTAACTTAGATTATCCGATTATAGTAGTTAAGAATGGTGGTCAATATAGATATGTTTTAGACGGAAATCATCGTCTTCAAAAAGCAATCGATCAAAAGGTCGAGAGTATAAAAGCAAAGATTCTAGACCTAGATAATCCAGAAACTCCAGAGATATTTGTTCGCATGTTTGGAGGAACAGCATGAAACTCCTAATGGAAAGATGGCGGCGTTATTTGAATGAAGATCAGCTCTTAAAAGAAGAGCGAATTATAAAATACATCACAGAAAGCGATATCGAACATCTTTGGGAAAACGATAACTTTGAAAAATTAGACGAAGATGTTAAAGATTGGATACAGGACGCCGGTCATTTAGTTTTAGATATTTTGGGGGTTGTTTTGGATCCCTTGGGAGGAGCCGGCGCAATTCCCGATGCAATAAATGGAGTATGGTATTTGACAAGAGGATGTTATCTTTATGCTGGACTTTCGTTTTTAAGCATGGCTCCAATAATTGGCGATGTTCTTGGCAAAGGAACAAAACTTGCCCTATATCTTAAAAAAGGAGCTACTGTATTAAAACAATTAAAACTTCTACTCAAAACCCACGGTGACGTAGTGGACAAAGTTTTTGATGCACTAGAGGACAACGAAAAAACGCCCGAGAAAGTGAAAAAGGGTGTTCCCAAAATGCGTGGTGCGGTTGATACATTCCGTGATGATAAAAGATCTCCTGAAAGTTGTGAGGCTGGAGATCCTCCCCCGATTTCCGATGAAGAAGAAAAAGAGTCAGGAGAAGAACTTCAGATTAACGTAGAGCCTATTTAATATGTATGTCTCAATATCTATCCAAAAAAGATCTTGTTAAAGAGATTGTCAAGTGCGGCAAAGACCCCGTTTATTTTATAGATAACTATTGTAAAATTGCACATCCGCAGCGCGGACAAATTCCTTTTAAAACTTGGGACTTTCAACAAGAACTTCTCAACAAGTTTAATGATTATCGAAATAATGTTATTTTAAAATCCCGTCAAATGGGAATTTCAACAATTACAGCTGCATATGTTTCATGGATGTTATTGTTTCATCGCGATAAAAATGTTCTTGTTATTGCAACAAAATTTAGCACAGCAGCAAATCTTGTTAAAAAAGTTAAGGCAATGATAAAATTATTGCCGCCTTGGTTTGATCAGATTGCATCAATTGAAATCGACAATAGATCTTCTTTTGTTTTAAATAATGGTTCTGAGATTAAAGCATCTGCAACATCTGTGGATGCTGGTCGTTCTGAAGCATTGTCGTTGTTGGTAATCGATGAAGCTGCACATGTTGAAAATCTTGATGAATTGTGGACTGCGCTTCAACCAACGATGGCAGCCGGCGGTCGGTGCGTCGCTCTTTCATCTCCGAATGGTGTGGGAAATTGGTTCCATAAAACTTACATTGCATCCCAAACAGGCGAAAATGATTTTCACCCAACAAAACTTCACTGGACACTTCATCCAGAAAGAGATAAAGAATGGTTTGAAGCAACAACAAGAAATCTGTCACGAAGAAAAATTGCTCAAGAATACGAATGCAACTTTAATGCATCTGGAGAGACAGTAATCCACCCAGATAATTTAGAAAAACTAGCAGAAGTCTGCGCGTCGCCAAAACATCAAACAGGTTTTGATAGAAATTTTTGGATTTGGGAAGAATATATTCCAGAGAACAAATACTTACTTGTTGGTGATGTTGCGCGGGGAGATGGAAATGATTATTCTGTTTTCCATATATTCAATACAAAGACGATGGAACAAGTGGCAGAATATCGCGGAAAGCCTACGACCGATTTATTTTCACGAATCTTATTCGACGCAGGAAAAGAATACGGAGACGCAATGCTCATTGTCGAAAACAATAACATCGGTTTCTCAGTTTTGGAAAAACTCATTGATGCCGGTTATCCAAATTTATATTACTCTACTAAAGGAACTCACGAATATATTGAACAATATGAAGCGCAAAATGTGTCAAACTCTGTTCCAGGTTTTACAACTTCACAAAAAACACGTCCTTTAATTGTTGCAAAGTTAGAAGAGTTCATAAGAAATGGACTAATTACTCTTAATTCTATTAGGATATATCAAGAGTTAAAAACTTTTGTTTGGAGAAATGGCAGGCCAGAGGCTCAACGCGGTTATAATGATGATTTAGTGATGTCTTTGGCAATTGCTTGTTGGGTTCGTGATACTGTTCTTGAAGAGAATACAAAAGATTTACAATACAAAAGAGCATTTTTAAATTCCATGATTAGTTCAAATACAAAAATGAATACGTTAATTCCTGGTATGCAGGGCTACAAAAAGGTTGAATCTTTTGATAAAATAAGGGCAGCTGAAAAAACTTATAAAGAATTTGGCTGGTTAATAAAAGGATAAAAAATGGCATACCCAGATAACACTAACTCAAAAAATACTAAAAACCCAAGAGATTCTGATTCGTTTCTTTACAAAGCTTTAACAAAATTATTGTCAGGGCCTCTTACACAATATCAACGACAAAATCCTCGACAACTCAAGCGATGGCAATTGGATAAATATAAATTTCAATCCGCCGCAGGTTTAACTTTTAAAAAAACTTCTTATAATCCGTTTGATAATCTTTATGCAAATGCTACAGCAAATGCTGCAAGAGCAGAAAGATATATTGATTTTGATCAAATGGAATACATGCCAGAAATTGCATCAGCAATGGATATCTATGCTGACGAAATGACCGTATCATCGCCAGTTCAACCATTGCTTACAATCAATTGTCCTAATGAAGAAATTAAAGCAATTCTTCATTCTCTCTTTTTTAGTGTTCTCAATATTGAATTCAATATATTTGGCTGGTGTCGGAGTATGTGTAAATATGGAGATTACTTTCTATACTTGGATATCGATGAAAGCCTTGGAGTTAAATCAGTAGTTGGTTTACCTCAAGCTGAAATTGAACGATTAGAGGGTGAAGATAAAACAAATCCAAATTATGTTCAGTTTCAATGGAATAGTGGTGGTTTAACATTTGAGAATTGGCAAATCGCCCATTTTAGAATTCTTGGAAATGATAAATATGCTCCTTATGGAACTTCAGCTTTAGAAGCTTGCCGACGCATTTGGCGGCAACTTCAATTACTAGAGGATGCAATGATGGCATATCGTGTTGTACGTTCTCCAGAGCGTAGAATTTTTTATATTGATGTTGGTGGCATTCCTGAAAAAGAAGTGGAACAGCATATGCAGCGAATTGTTACGCAAATGAAGCGAAATCAAGTTATTGATCAGGATACTGGCCGAGTTGATTTGCGATATAATCCTATGAGTGTTGATGAAGATTATTTTATTCCTGTACGTGGTGGCACTTCAAACACTAAAGTTGAATCATTGCCTGGTGGAACTTATACCGGAGATGTAGATGATGTAAAATATCTTAGAGATAAATTATTTTCTGCTCTTAAGATTCCGGCTTCTTATCTGACACAAGGCGATGAAGGCTCAGAAGATAAATCTACATTAGCTCAACGTGATATTCGATTTTCACGAACAATTACCAGATTACAACGAAGTATTGTTTCGGAATTAGAAAAAATTGCAGTAATTCATTTGTATACTCTTGGATATAAAAATAAAGATCTTATTTCCTTTAAGCTAAGATTAAATAATCCCTCAAAACTTGCTGAGTTGCAAGAGCTTGAACATTGGCGCACAAAATTTGAAATCGCTTCAACTGCTACTGAAGGATATTTTAGTCGTCGCTGGGTTGCAAAACATATTTTTGATTTATCTGATGAAGAAACTGTTCGTAATCAAAGAGAAATGT